GTGGGGGCGGAGAAATCCGCGCCGGTGGTTTCCCGGTAAGGCTAACCCTGCACAGTTCACCACCCTCTCGATTAGCCTCGAAAGTGGTGATTAATTTCGAAACCACATGAGGGCGTCACTATGACCACTCAACTAATTCCTGTCTTCGACGGTTCTATCTCCAACGAAAAAACACTCCTCTGCGATGCGCGTGAGCTTCATCTCTTTCTTGGTGTACGAAAAGATTTTTCCTCATGGATCCGAGAGCGAATAGCTGATTACGGCTTTATTGAAAACGAGGATTTTATTTTGCTCACCCATTTTGGTGAGCAAAGAAAAGGGCGTGGCGGGCACAACCGAAAAGACTACCACCTGACGATCCACACCGCCAAAGAACTGGCTATGGTAGAGCGGAACGATAAAGGCAGACAGATTCGCCGCTATTTCATTGAGTGCGAAAGAAAGATAAAACAGCAAACTTCCTGCCCCACTCGTCAGGGAAATTACGCAGTAATCACCTACTTCGAAAACGGTCTGCCCGTGGCGTGCCACCCTCTTATGCCTGGTGAAGTAGTTATGAACCCCGATTCATGCCTGGAACATGTTATGCGGTGCGGATTTGTGGTGATCCCGGCTGCTGAGGCGGGCAGGTTGACGTTGGATGAGCTTTGCGAATTGGTCGATAGAACTAAGCGCTTACGGAAGCATTAACAGATTTTAGACACAATAAACCCCGGATTGGCGGTCCGGGGTTGTGATTGTCTCGTTGATGCTGGTGCTTCAGTAAAATGAAGTTAACAAACTTTAATTGTCAGATTAGAGTTCGGCCAACTGGCTCAGGAACGCACCATCTCTCTTTATAATCGCCTGACATATGACCAAACGAATAATACAGGTTTTTGTTATGCTGCAAAGCAAAAGTATTTATCTCAGTCAGGTTTCGCCACATCATAATTGTACCCAATGAGTTAATTGCTGTATTCGGCTTATACCCAATATTAATGTAGTCTACAAAAAGCCCAGCTCTATTATCAACGGATAAGAGCAGTTGCATGGCGATGGGTTCACCCCCCATCATCATTATTTCACCTTTGAAGTTCTGATGGTAATCATTAAAAAAATGCCTATTTAAATCTTGCTCAGCCACAGGCTTATTTCTTCTCGAGCGATATAAATCATTGTAGATATCAAATAGAATGTCTGCTCTTACTTCGCTGATTGATTTAAAAGAACCACCATTCGCCAAAAACTTCCTAACCTCACGCTCTCTGGTCGCTATAGTTTTCCTGGAGAAATCTCTGAGAGGATTTTTTGCAATAGCTACCTTTCTTTTGCTAAACAACTCATAAGAGCAATTGAGAAAAAGGGAACACTGCAAAGGATGTAGGCATTTAGATTTGAATGGTAATATATACTTGCCACCTTCCTTAAATGGAAGGTAAATAGATTGCTTCGGTATCAATAGTGATTTAATAGCTCGATTTTTATTTTTATAATCGTTTGCCAGCCAACCATTTTCTACACATACGCCACCCAGGGATTCACCTTTTTTGCTGAAAGAGAAAAATTTAAGGGGCGCGTTATTTTTTAACATAAAAGACAAATATTGAGGCGACGACTCACAGTTGAATCCATATTTCAAACAAATATCAGCATATTCATTAAGGGAGCATTCTTCCCAATTCAAAAATTTTGGTATCAGCATAAACACACCATAGATTTATGTTCTATGGTAGATGATATCATAAAGTAATCAAACGAAACAGCAGCCCTGTAGGGTGGGCTGCTGAATGCCGACGCGGTGGTTGCTTCTCAGCTACGCGGCTTGGTAGGCCACGTAATCGCTGGTGCTTGACTGGGGTCAATACGATTTAAGAGTACGCGATATTTTTTCCACTCTGTTAAAAGGCTAACCTCTTTTTCTGTTGCAATCTCAAGATCCACCGCATCCTGTAGTGGTGCAATTTCTATAGATGCCTCAGAAAGTAAAGCGTTTTTTTTAGCCTCTGCTGCTTTTACGTAATTAACGGTATAGACACCATCAATAATGGTGGCGTCGTAACCTTCAACAAGGATATTGTCTGGTGCTTCTTTTTTTTCGATTTCCCAAGCACTGAAATCTTTTGGAAAAAAAGACTCACCGTCATCTGTGATGCACATGATATTACCATCCGCATCTGTAGCGGCATAATACTTATCTTTTGTTCTCTCATAGTCGTGAGCTATTGTGTACCAATCCTCTCCAAATTCATTCTTTATATATGAAGCCCCAATAACTTCTGGGTTATCAGGAACATATGATTTAAAATAGCCAATATATTTCATGTGTTTTCCTTACGAGAAGTTGTACCAATTGTTATTAATTCGATATTGTGGATATGCATACATTGTCCCATTTATACGGTTGTCCCCATCAGTAAAATCACAAATATTGACGGCCCCTTGAGGGATCTTAGCGGCGTAGTCAGAGCCATTATATCTCGTTCTAGCTCCAATTCTAAAACCAGTAGGATACTTAGCATCACTTTCAGTTTTCGTATAAGCCTGCCCTGCTGGGGTGTAGTTGCCTTTTGGCTGGTAGCGGCTTTCGCTCTCCGCTTTAGTATAAGAATCTCCAGCCTTTGCCAGCTGCACCACAGCATTACTGACCCTGTGGCGCATATAAGGTCTTGCTGCATCACCGCTCACAAATCCTGCGTATGTGGCTCCATCCGTTAATACATATCGACCATCAAAATTTGAGTAATTGCCTGGGGTTATCGTTCCTCCAACAGTAACGTTAAACGTAGTATGATCAATTCCGAACGCTAAGCCTTTATAAGAACCATCTGCATTGTAAGCGTATATTGACCAACTATTTACATAAGGCCCAAAAGCCCATCGCATTTTTCCAGTTGAGTCAAAAATATTTACCATTGCGTTATAGGAACTAGATCCGACAGTTTGTGTGTAATCCCCCCAGGTGATTTTCCCCCTGCTATTAAATCCTTGATTAAAAATTACCGATTTTTGGAAAGTTCCGCCCTGCGAGGCTGATACAGCATCAACATCCCCGGCAGTGGGTTTCTGAAATTCAGTATAGATTTTTCCCCAATTACCAAACACCCCTTGAGGCGTGGAGCCACATACACCCAGTACTGGAGCCTGCCCGCCCTGCTTCGCAATAATATGAACCTGCGAACCTGAGTCATAGCCAAAGCTAATGAGCGCAGCGTTTCCATATGTAGGCTCAGTCTGTACGCCGTAAAAACCATTGCGCAGCGGTTTTAGTGCATCAGCGCCCGCAATCATATTATCTGTGCCGTATCCACCGAGACTCATCCAGCCTGTAGTCACAACACGATCAGCAGTCACGTCAGTTTTAGAGGCCACGACATCTTTTTGCGCTGCCGTCTTTAATTGCAGATTGGCTCGCGCCAGCGCCTTATCTGCCAGGTCTGATAGGTTGTTCTTTTTCAGGAGAGCATCAGGAATTTTACCCGTGATAATTTTCACGATCGCCTGATAAAGCTGATCGTGCTGATCTTTATTCAGGGCCAGTCCTGACTTTTCAATAACAGCGCAGATCTCCTCCTGAACGGCATCCCACATATCGCTGTTCAGGTCCGTAGCGCGGCGGCCGGTCGCCGGGTCGCCATTCGTAAAACCATTTTTGCCGGGTCCAAATTTATCGGCCTGTGCCGTAGGTGTATCAATTCGATGCATTGTTTGTTCCTTCCGGGTAAGCGAAAACAACGACGGTGTGTGATGGCGCCAGCTTTTCGATGACGCACTCTGCGACCGTGTCGCCCCATGTTCTGATTGCGGAATTGCACGCGCTGGTGCAGGTCTGCCAGCTGACATTGGCATCAGCCGGAATATTCACGCGCCAGTAATAGCGCCAGAACTCCCCCCATTCCGGATCAGGGGTGCTGTCAAGGTTCTGAAACTGTTCGATAGTGGCCGAGGTGTAGCCCAGCGCGTCCAGCTGGTTGCGGTAAAACTGTTCGTTAATACCGCCGACAACGTTGGCTTTCGCGTCAAGACGCTGCTGGCGCTGGCGCAGCGACTGCACGCCGTCCGGAGTACAGGAATCGGGCAGGCCGTAGACGGTTTCATAACGGTCTATCAACTCTGTTGTTTGCGCCGGATCGATTTCCTTCATCAGCGCATTAGCTCGCTGATGTACGCGCGTGAGAGACGGTGCCAGCCCTTCAATCAGCGGGTTCTCTCCCTCCCATGCGGGGCCGGGTGGCAGCAGCTTATAGAGAAGCTGCTCATATTCATCATTCAGTGCCATCAGCTGCTTACCCCCGTATACGTCGCCCAGGTAATGGTCCCGACAACGGGTAATTCTGTTTCGCCCAGCACAACATCTGTCACTGGCGCTCGTAACTGATGCGCTACCTCACCCGTTGCCAGACTGATCGCCTCGCTGATGCGTGACAGGTACATTTTTCCGGATGGCACCCCATCCCTCAGCATCAGGGAATTGAGTTCCGCCGTGACGGCCGCACGAATTTCGGGAGTATCTTTTGCCAGGGCTATGGTCATCGGGATAACCTTTTCGCTGGCGGCGAAAACCGTCAGTCCGGCCCCGGCCACAGGCGCCAACGGAAGAATATGGTTGCGGACGGCCTGAACAAGGTCATCACCCGGGGCGGGATGGGTCGGGTCACTGGTTGCCACCATCACGCCAACGGTACCAATGCCGCTGTAATGGCGCAGCGTCCAGGCTCTGGTAATACCGGCGATCTCTTTTGCCCAGATGACATAATCGGAATCAGCACCACCCTGCGGTATCCAGTAGTAGCGTTCCATTACGCGGGCGCGCCAGGTCTCCAGCTCCTCCACATCATCACCGCCGGTCACGGTGTCAGCGTATCCGGTTGACGGGATGCCACTTACTGGCGTTCCCAGGCGCAACGCGACCCCATCATCGGTATTGCCTGCCGCCCCGGCGTTATCGGCCACCACCGGCACACGCAAAACGCCACTGGACGCTTTGACGGTCTGGGTGGTAGTAAAGGTCACCTGGTCATCACGCTGCACCTGTGTACCGGCGGGCAGCGTGGGCGTGCCGCTTATCCCATCCCAGCGCACGAAGCCTGTCGCGGCCACAGCATCCTTGCGCGGGCAGCGCTTGATTCTGCCGTGCCGGTATAACCAGTCCTCATCGCACAAATCAGGCAGCATGTTGCGTGCCAGATAATCGATATAGCCGTAAAGGGTATGAACTGCAGCAGCCTGCGCCCGCGCGTAGACCTCTGCATCCATCCTGCGCAGCAACACATCCTCCTGGAAGCGCGTCAGCAAATCACTGCGAATGGTGGCTATCAGTTGCGGGAGTTCCGGCCGTGAAAATTGACTGTCAGCCATCGAGTTCACTCCAGATGTCGTCAAAAGTAATGTTGTGAATAGTGCCGTCGCGCTGGTAAATCGTTACCCCGGCCGCCAGCACGTCTATACCCGTTCGTTCTGCGGTGACCTCAACCCGCGCGGCCACACCGTCCTCGGTCATCCACACCAGCGCCTGCTGCATGTACTCGCGGGCATCCTGTGGTGTTTTGTTAGTGAGTTTCCGGCGTTTCAGCAGATACAGACGGGAGCCGATCCGGTCGTTCTGTACCGTCGGCCAGGTATCGCCCCACCAGCCATAGGGTTCTGGTGTCCGGTCGTCACTTTCGGCACGCCGCCAGGAAAAAAGAGAGATCACGACAGAACGCGTCAAAAGGTCGAGCGGATCCGTGGACTCCTTCAGAAGCCCGTTAACATAGAGGATCATGATTTAACTCATCGGTTGGTTGGGTTTATCCGTCGTACCGCCGCCGTCACCGTTTTCTTTGTGGGTGTGGCCGTTGTATGTCGTGCGCATTGCAGACATCGTTTTGCCTGCGCCATCGCAGAGATCTTTAATTTGTCCGGTGGCCTCGATATCCATTTCGAAACGGGCTTTTGGGGCATTGGTGAAAATAATTGGCTTACCGCCGCCATTAACGACAATCCCGGAGCGTGTCAGGGTGACAGACTGCCCCTGGTCGTCATAAACGGCCACTTCACCGCGCGCCAGACCTTTCAGACGGTACCGGCGGTCAGCAACCACCACGGCAACTCCGTGCGAGCGATCGCCACCAGGGAACAGCATCACAGCCTCTGCACCGTTCTGCGCTGCGGACGTAAAACCATACGGTTCAAGGTGCTCCACGTTTTCTTTCTGTTCACCGGCGATCAGCTTCAGCCCTGCGGACTGGCATTTTTTTGCGGTATCGAGCGCGGTGATAACAGCGCGCGTGACAATATTCTGAAGAGAAGATCCAGCCATCAGAATTCTGTGCCTCCCGATGTCTTTTTCTTTTTCGGCGTTGCCGGTTCAGGCAGGTACGCATCAGCTGGCCCTACACGAATTTCCGTTGTGGTGCCGTTGTTGTCCTGGCTGTACGTCACCTCGGCGATCACCAGCAACTCGTTATCGAACCCGTTCAGCGGGTCGTAAACAATGACAGAGAGATTTGGCCGCCACAGTTCGCCGTTACCCTGCCGCCAGCCCTGAACGGTGTATGTGGTTTCGCGGGTTTTTGCAGCACGTTGTCTGGCCTCAAATTCACACCGTGCTTTGCAGCTGTCGATCGTCGCCGTGCCGGACTGCTGCACGGTGTGCGGGCGGTAGCGCGTCACGCCGGAATCAGTCGTGCTCTGCCGGATAGCGGCGATCGTCGCTTCTCCGAAATCATCATCGGTACCAGGGCGCTGGCCGGTAACCTGATAACTGGAAAAGCGTTCGCGGACGCTGCGCTCTGTATCGCATGAAAGGATATTTTCCCCCAGCACCAGCGCCGTGGCCGCTTTCTCACTTCCCGGCTTTCCGAGTACCAGCCTCCCCTGCGCATCATCGTAGGCCAGCGCCTGCACCTGGCCCAGCAGACGATTCAGGCAGTCCACCACTGTTTCACCGTGTTCCGGCTGCGCGTCAATGACGGCGGTAGCAGGCGCACCAGCATCAACCACGTCAACGCCGAACGGTTTAGCCAGCGCACTGGCTATGCGGAACAGATTTTTCCCGTTGTGCTGTGCTGGCGCAGCTGAGCAATCAATGAGATCTGCCGTTTTGCTGCGTCCCACTATCCCCATGGTGATGGCCGCGGCATCGTAGCGCAGCGGCAATGCCTCAACCCAGCCGGTAATGACCAGGTCATCCCCGATCATCACCTCAACGAGATCGCCATTTTTAATCTGAGGCACGCCATCATTGCCAGGCCATTGCCGGGTAATCGAAACATTAAAATCACGGGCTATGCGATCAATGCCGGCGCTGATGCGGGCCGATGTCCAGCCGCCCCACTCGCGGCCGTTTACACGTAAAAAAACGGTATTGTTCATCGCACTGGCACCCTCAACGGTTTAACCGGAACGAACCCGGGATGACGGACCAGATTTCGCGAAAGAATATCTTTTTCCCGATCTGCATCGTCATACCAGTTAGCCGCCAGCACCAGTGCGGGCAGCACATCAGGAGGGGTTCGCTCTGCAGTGATTTCCACCTGCGCAAGACGTGCGGAAATATCCCGGTTGAGGTCTGTTCTCAGTACCGTTATTTGCTGGAAAATTCCGTCATCGGTAATTCGCAGCTGCTCCTGGTCGATGGCTGCATTCAGTGCGCTGCGAATTTCGGTTAATTCGTCCCAGGTTGGCGGGTCTTCCGGCGCAACTGTGGTACCGGAGCCGTCGAGCGCAGGATGAGAGATATTAATAATGTCATTGCTGGCCGCGCCGCCAGTAATCTTGCCAGCCTGCCCCTGCGGCGCCGCGATAGTTTTGGGCTGCGCCAGCGTGGACACCGCCTGTGCCGCTGTACTGATTGCCGAAGATCTGATGACCGCGGCGATCATATTACTACTGGCTTTTTGCACCTCAACAGAACCGGAATCTGTCGGCCAGGTTCCCCGTGGCGCCAGCCCCGGATCAAGCGTCACGCCGGACATCGTTTTAATCATCGTTACAAGGTCTGACGTATCACCTGTAAGCCGATCTCCCGCGCGCCACGCCTTTTGCAGCTCACGCACAAAATCACTGGCCGCGCTTGGCGGCATAAGGATGACCGACAGATCGCCTTGCAGCAGACGCATCGCCGCTGAGACGCCGGAATCAACCATCCGGAACGCGTCGGCAACATCGCCGAGCATCGCGGCTGCGTCCGCCAGCACATCATTCTGGATGAAGTCAGCAATGCCGGAGAGCGAAAACGCAGAGAACATGCTTTCAATCGCATCATCAAACAGGCCGCCGGATTGTTTCAGCCGCTGCGCCGTCGCCATACCCGCCACCGGGAATGACAGTTCGCCGCTTTCCACGAACTGGAAAGAGACGCGGCACATACGCCCCTCAGCATTGCTGTGCGTGACTCTCACCTGCCCGTCGATACTGCCCTGCATTTCCCCGTACTGGGGGTGAACAAGCGTACCCGGACCGGCTGTTTCAACAGCACCAATAAGACGATCGCGCTTATCGGCATAATCATCCCCGATTAAGTAGGCGTTGATCGTCATTCTCCGCGTGGCCCGGCCTAAATCCTCCGTGAAGGGTTTATCGCGGTTTGGATAATCATGCACCTGTACACGGCGGCCAAAGGTACCTTCATCATCCTCCACCGAAAAAGGTACGCCACGAAACGACGCATCACGCAGCCTGTCGCGCCAGTCAGCTGAAGAGAAAAAAGCCATACTTTCACCTTAAATTAAAAAACCCGCCGAAGCGGGTTTTATGCTGTGACAAAATGTTTTGTTTAAATATCTACAGTTCTGTTAAAGGAGAAGATAGAAATCATGGTAGCTATGGCTGCACCATACACCCCGATTTTGTTGCCAAGCAACTCTATTACCAAAGGGAATGCCACCATAAAAAAAACAACACATGCAATTGTCACTACTGCAACAGACGGTTTATGTTTTGGAAAAACCATTAAATTAATCACAAAACCACAAACAGCCGCGGGGACGTTTAAAATAATTCCATAAAGAATCGCTAGTAAAATTGACTCACCCATAAACATGTCCAAAACATAACTGATGTGGGCTCTATGCTAGCATAAATAATGCTATTTATTCCTGAAAGGAGAATACCCCACATCATGGGAAATGTTCATCAGTGGGTCACCGCTTTTCGGGATCTCCTGCACGCGCATTCCCGGTGGCGCATTATCGAACGTCACTTTCAGCTCGCCGCGCTGAGTAACCGGGGAAGTTGCACGCTCAAGTACTGGCTGCTTACCCATCTCTAAAGCAGGAGGACTGACCCGCACCGGCTGAACCAAAGGTACTGCAGGCTGATACATCGGTGCTTTCAATGGTTCAGGAAGCTGAAAATTCTCTGCTGTATCCTGCTTTACCATTTCGCGGTTTTGCTGGTTGTTATACCAGCCACCAGAATTCCAGCGGTTTTTAAGAGACTCCCAGAATGAATCTGTTTGATCCGCTTCCTTTGCCGCATCGGCTATCTCTTTCAGCTGTTCAAACATGTAGATAGCAACAGCAATCTGTACTGTTGTTGCTCCCAGCATGGCGATTTTCCCCAGAACGCCGGAAAGCTGCGTCGCCAGGGTCAGCGCTGAGCGCAGGGTACCGATCGTTTTAACTGTAAACGCCCCTGTCATATATAAGCCCACGCCACCCAGTACGGTTTCCCATCCGCCAAATGCCTGAGCCACCTTATCCACCTCAACCCACGCAGCTTTTATTACCGGTGCAACGTCATCCCAGTTCTGGATGATCAGCATGGCGCCAGCCGCCAGCGCTGCGATCGCAACTTTGGCCGGTGACAGATTGATTACCGTATTCAGAACTTTTATCGCACGGGATAACACGCCGATAGAAACGCCAACGCCCAGCAGCGCCGCACCAAATTTTGCCGCAGTCTGTACCAGTTCAGGATTCGCGCGAACGAAAGTTCTGAGCTGCTCCAGGTAAGGCATGACCGCTTCTGCAGCTTCGTTAATGGCGGGCAGGAAAGTGTCCCCCAGCGTCACCGAAATCGCATTCACGCTGTTTTTCAGCAGTACCAGCTGGTTTTCGGTTGTAGCCGCACGGGATGCGTATTCCTTCTGCATCGAGCCGCCGTATTCCTGGGCATTTGCCACGCGCTCAAAGTTGGTGCGTAATAGATCCATGTTGGTCAGCAACGGTGCGATAGCCCCTATCGACTCTTTACCGAAAAGCTGAGTCAATATCTGAGGTCTGTCAGTTGCTGACAGTTTTGAAAGAGAGTCTAAAACCTTGAGGATCGCGGTTTTAGAGTCTTTTTGCATTTCAGCAGCTAATTTAGAAGGGTTTATCCGAAGGGCTCTTAATGCTTCCTTCTGAGACTTTGTCGCAGATTTTCCAGCGGTAAGCGACAGCATGAAGTTTTTGATACCGGTTGAGGCTATTTCTGATTCTACCCCCATCCCGGCGATCGTGGCCCCCATGGCGGCAATTTCACCCGAAGCAACACCCGCAACGCTGCCCAGCGGACCGATACGGGTGACGATTTCAGATATTTTCTTCGCGTTGGCCGGGCCGGTATTCCCCAGATAGTTGATCTTGTCAGCGAGAACAACCACGTCATCCTGTGTCAGTTTGAACGCCGTTCGCCACTGCGCCATCATCTGGCCGGACTCTTCAGCTGTGGTGTCAAACGCGACACCTATTTTTACGGCATCGTTGGCGAACTGCATCAGATCACTACGCGCGATCCCCGCCTGGCCGCCTGCCGCCACAATCTCTGCGATCCCCTCCGCCGCCATTGGTAACTGCGTGGACAGCGTCAGGATATCGTCACTCATCTGCGCAAACGCTTTTTTATCATCGAGGCCGTCAACTACCTTTCGGATGTCGGCCATTTTTGACTCAAATCCGATCGCGGAATTAATGGGCAGCGCCAGCGCGCCGAGGATGGCAGTTCCTGCGGCCGCCGCCCCCAGCGCAAGACTGCCCATCTCCTTCTGGAAGCCCTTAAGCTCACGCTGCATTCCCTTCATCGGCCCGGTCAGCTGGTCAACGGCGGTGATGATTGCCTTTAACTGGAAACTGTCAGCCATGCTTTACTTCCTCGTTAATGCGGACGGCCTCCGCTTCCAGCTCCAGGAAGTCAGATATGGCCGTCCGCCGTAGCTCAAGGGGGTTTAATTTCCAGAACCAGGCGACGTTGTAGAATCGTCGTCTGAGGTTGGATCCGTCTCCGATTGGGTAAAAAAATTCAGGATCAGCATGCAGGCTTTGAAAATATCCAGCTTTGCCAGCTGCGCTGCTGATGAGCGGGGGATCCCCGCCAGCACTGGGATATACTTCAACGCAACTGCACTATCCAGCTTCACCCCACCGTCGCCGGATACGGTAAACGGAAAGCCAATTGCCTCAATTTCATCGTAAGTCGGTTCGCGCAGCTCCAGCACATGCAGCTTTTCGTTATGCGCCAGAATAGGCTTTTTCAGGGCCAGTTCTTTTGTCATTGATAAAATCCTTCTTCACCGTGGAATTCCAGATCCACCGTGCCCTCTTCGGGGTTATAGTTTGCCTCGCCATGCAGCCAGGCATTCGACAGCACATAGACCATGCCGTTTGCCAGTTCTGATGTGATGGTCATGGTGTCTGCTGAGGTGATTTTGTTCACCGGGAATTTTTTCGGCACTTTTGCCGTCACTTTCGTGTATGCCGCGCGATGTGTTTCCTTGTAATCGACATCACCGGCAAGGCCGATCACGTCATCACGAACGCGGGTGTTCATCGGCACTTCAATGCCGCCGGTGATGGACAGCTGCTGCCCGTCGATTTTGAAATAAGTGGTACCCGCAATCTTTGCCATTATGCGGCCTCCTCGTTGTATTGCAGACGGAACTGGTTAAGCACGGCGAACACACGCAGCTGATTGACGTAATCAGGCGGGAACAGGACATCCAGACGGTTCGGGTCTGATGCGTTGCGCTCGACAATCAGGTATTGCTGGAAGAGATCAAAGTTTTCCACGATCCCCTCACGCTCGAGCTGGCGGTACACCGCCCCCAGTTCACCACGGATAACAGACGGCGTAACAATCGCCTGGCCTGGGCCAAAGCGGGTACCATCGTTCGCCAGTTTGTGGCGGCCGTATTTACTGGTGATCACCGATTTCAGGCGACGCAGAACGTAAGCGCTGGTATGCAGCGTTTCGCTGTCCAGATAGCTGTTATCCGCCACACCGTAGGCGTTGGTTTTATAGGTGGTGATGTCGCGCTGAATGCGCAAAATACCGGATTCGGTGTACGCCGTGGCAATACCATGCATCAGCAATGATTGCTGCTCTGAGATGGTAAAACGCTTGCCGGTAGGTGCCGGGAGTGCACCGGTCAGCTCTCCGGTTTGCGTCGGCCGTGCCGGGTCGTTACGTAAGAATACGGCCTGACGCGCCAGACGATACGCCACCAGCTCATCAACTGCGGTTTGTACATCTGGTTCATAGCCCGCGATGGTGATGTGCTGATAATTGAACGTATCACCGTATGCCACCAGCTCAGACAGTGTGCCAGTTCTGGCGGTGTACACATGACCGTATAGCTGGCGAATATAGCTCCAGCGACCGGAACTGTCGTTCATCTCTGTCGCCATCAGCTGCAGCGAGGCGCTGTCGCTGAATGGCAGGCCAATATAATCGAACGGCTCATCCCCCATCGCGGCGATCGTTCCGGTTAAATCCGGGTCGCCCGCCCCGCCACTCATTTTGCCGATCTGAATACTTAACCCGGCCGGAACTTCTTCCCCGCTGGCCGTGCCGTAATAATTGAGGGATAACGGGATGCTGTTTCCGCTCACACCACCATTCACGGCCGTAAGTTCCAGCGTGCCCTGGTCAGGCCCCGCGGACGTAACTTTGTACTGCGCCGTTACCGGCAAATCAGGATTGCCGTTAATCGCAGCCAGCAAAGCCTGGGCGGTATCTGCTCCCGTGTCGTTTGCCGCGGCTGTTACCTGTACGCGGGTGGTACCGATATAAAGGTTTACCGAACCAGCGTCTGTCGCGGTGCCGGAGAAAGTGATCGTACCGGTTGCCGCCTGCCCGTTGTCAGGCACAGCGATAACCCACAGTTCACCGAACGGGTCAACGCGGCGGTATGCTTCCACCATGCGCGCCAGCTGGCTTCCGCGCCCTGCCATTTTTTTTGCCAGGTCTTTGGACGGCATGATGACCAGCTGGTTCACAGGCATGTCAGAGTCGGACAATGCCATGCCAATCAGCAGGGATGGGCCGCTATCCTGCGCGGTGTTTGCGGCGCTGTTGTCCATTTCTGCATAAAACAGCGGTACCCGGTTATCTGCCGGGATGTAATTAAAGCTTACGGTCATCTTTAACCCCTTTTTGTTGAATTACTTCGATTTCGCCTGCAGCTTTCCGGCGGAACCAGTACGCGGACGCTTCGACGTTTCGCCCTTTTGCAGGCAATACATCGCCCCGGGCCGGATCCGGAACGGATCGCCCTTTCGCGGGTTTCACAAACATGATTTATTCCTGAAATGTTATTTCGGTGTGGTGCTCGATGTTGCCGTCTGGCCCGGTACCGGGCTCGATAAAATCAACATCAATACTGAGCGTTTTAAGGTCGGGTAAACCGTCCAGATCATCCTGCTGGCGGGTGTCTGTTTCGGTAATTTCATACTTCACCGTGAAGTCGAACTGGTAATACAGTTCATGGCGGTTCAGATCGAGAAGCATCCCGCCGGCGTACTGGATTTCATGCGCCTCCGGATCCGGCTCCCATCCCAGCAGCGCTTTCCAGACAAGCTGCCGGACATCATGGACGGCGTCATACGATGCCCACTGCCCTTTTTCATCCCGCTCGTTACTGAGTACCACGATGACGGAAAAACCCTCCGTCAAATCCTGCCAGTAGTCCGTCTGCGATTTCTGCTCGCCCGTGACGTCTTCGGCTGGCACAACATACGCAGCGGGTAGCCTGAGCTTTCCGGCTTCAGGTATCGCTTTAAACTGCGCAGCACCACCCACACGGTTTTCAAACAGCGGACACCGGGCGCGAAGCGCCGCAATAATAGGGGTTAGTTTCATTTTTTCTTCCTGCGTTGTGGTCGGAGGGATTTACGCAGCTCGCGGGAGAGCACGTAACGTGTCCAGCTGCGGCGTTTATCCAGAACCTCCGTCATGTAGTTGTTACGCGGTGCCACGCGCCAGCCGCTGCCGCCGGATGCGCCGCGGTGATGGCCTTTCTTACGCTTCGCTCCACGGCGAACACCGTAGAACAGAAAAGCGGGGTAAAAAGCGCCATTGATATGCCGGTTGCCCTCGCCGTTTTTCTGGTTTGGCGCGATCTTCACCATGAGCCCAGGACGTTTTTTGGATGCGCGGGGCACGTAATAGCCGATAGAACGCGCCAGCTGACCGGTCCGGTACGACGGGTTTTCGCCGGGCTTCGAGCGGCCACGTTTCATGACCAGTCGCCGTGCGTCGCGCATGTGAACCTGACCGAGCTTGACGAACGCCCGTCGCATCCTCGCCCGGTTAAACACCAGCTCTTCCGGCTGTGCGAAATCAACGTGTAAAAATGCTTTCTGCGGCATAGTCACTCCCGTTATCGGTACCCAGTTCTTCGCACTCGAGCAACAGGAAACGGCGTTTACTGTTCAGATCCCGGACGCGTTTGACCCGATACGAAATATCGTCGTGGAGCACTTCATGATCGGCGGTGATACCGCGGCGAAAACGGATGGTGAAATAGTGCGTCACCCTGTTTTCTACCTGCACAGACCCCTGATATGCTGCCGCACCGGGTTGCGTTTTTTTGGCCCACGTCCGGATCTGCTCCGGATACGTCGGCGTCACGCCGAAATCATCGGCCGGTACATCGACGCGCCGACGAATAGTGATGCGCTGGTCAAGCTCGCCCGGGTCGGGCAGAAGGTATGTTGCGCTGGGCTGCGCCTGTCTGAGCTTCATAGCGGGATGTGCCTGTAAGGACCGACAAGCCAGTTAAAGCTCATCGGCAGTTCGACTTTTTCCACTTCGGTGACGGTTGAACGGTTTTCGTAGAGGTGCGTCAGCAACAGCAGCATCCCCATCCGGATGTCATCAGAAAGAATCAGCCCTTCCGGATCCTCTTCCGGTACTCCGCCACCTTCCGCCGCGTAAAGTCTGCGATTCAGGTAGTTTTCGGTCCTGGCCTGTACCGCACGCCCCAGCAGCTCAAGAAAGTTGTCTTCATCGGTATAGTCCTCATCCAGCCTGAGCTGTGCCTTGATTTCCTCCGGAGAAAGCAACATAGAAATCCTCCTGTGCCCGCCGGATGACGGGCACAAAAAAACCGCTTAACGCGGCATGGTTTTTTCAGTGATGAGATTTATTAGCTACTTGCAGAGCCTTTGCCCACCAGCGCTTTAATCGCAGAGGTATCTTCGAGGATACAGTCAAAGCGATGGAACGCCAGGAAGCCGGTCTGGTCGAATTCTGCGTAACGCTCGACCAGACGCTTCAGGATCATGTACCGCACACGACGGATGATGAAACGATCGAAGTCGCCGCAGTACATAAATTTCTGACCCGCGCCGATATCATCAATTTCCTGGTCGATGACATACGGAACGTTGAGCACTGACGCTGGCGCCACGCCGACAATATCCGGCAGCCACAGAGGACGCCCCTGACCGTCTTCCATCTCGCTGATGAGTTTCAGCGTATTATCATTGAACGCCAGGCGGAACTTCGGACCGCGGCGGTATGCCGGATCGATGCTGTGTTTCAGCGCCAGAATTTCCTGCCACTTCACAGCGGCGGCCGCGGCCGTCTGAGTGGTGCCGGTAACGGATGTTTTCAGACCTTTCGGCTGTTTTGGCGTGCCGGTACCGGTGCCCTGAATAAGATAACGTGCTTCACCGCGGCCAATACGCTCTGCAATTCGGCGGGAAAGATAGGCTTCCATGTCGATCGCGCTGTCCTGCAGCAGCTCGTTGGACACACGGATAATCTTGGATGTCATTTTCACAGCACCCAGACTGTCCATACCGAACTCAGTATCTTCTTCCCCTGCTTCTTCGTTCTCACCCAGCAGCACGCCCACTTCAGCGGTGCCATCAGCGGTTGCCCACTCCATAGTACGACCGTCGGAAGTGGTGATGATCTGCGCCACGCTGGCAATACCACCGTAGGCTTTCATCTGTTCGACCACTTTTGCCAGGAAGGTATCAGGAACGGTATAGCCGCCCTTTTCATCCGGCGCGACACCCTGCGCACGCAGTTCGCGTAAGGCTTTGCGCTCTTCGGAACTCAGTTCGCTGGTGCCGTGACGCATCCATTTATCAAAGATCTGGCCGCGTTTTTCGTCCTGCTGCGGGTCTTTATCAGGATCCTGATTATTGCGCTGCTCTTCCTCGTTCTCATCAACGTAGGTCTGATCCTGGCGGCGCAGCTCTTCTTCGCGGGCGATGCGCTCATCAAGGGCTTCCAGCTCTGACTTAGCTTTATTCCACTCGGTGCGCTGTTCATCCGTCCATGTGTTATCGCCGATTTTTTCATTCAGCGCGCGCATGTCGGTCGCGATGGTATTACGTTTTTGTTTCAGTTCATGCAATTTCATGGTTTTTCCTTACGCGTTAAGAAGGGTCAGGACGCGCTCACGCGCCATTCGTTGGTTGATGGCTTTCTGCAGCGCGCCACTGTCGCGCGCCTCCTGCCAGGCTTTCATGGAACGGACTGCAGAGTCCGCTTCCTGATATGCCGGATAAGTCACAGGGCTGACATCCAGCAGACGGGAAAAGCGGGTAATTTCCCGGATAACGACGCCGTCATCATCCTGGTACCACTCCTCGCCATCACGGGCGACCCGGAAGGCAAACGAGGACTGGTTGATATCACCGCGTTGCATGGGTGCCAGCACCAGATCACGGATTGTCTGGGTTTCGGGTGCTGTGATGTCGTAACGCAGGCCGCGTTCATCCACGGTCAGTGCCAGTGTGTCCGCGCGGGTACGCCCAAGAATAAAATTGGGATCGTGGTTAAACAGCGCTCTGACATCGTCCTTCAGCACATCATCAAAGGCACCGGGCCGGATAATTTCGCGAAATGAACCGAAAATCAGTTCGGAACGGCTGTCAAAAACCGAACCGTATCCGATGATCCTGCTGGGTTCGCTGTCGCGCGTTTCAGCGCGCACCTCGCCGCTGTAACAGCGAATTTCTCGTTCACTCATCTGGAGTGTTCTCCTGGGTTTTGGTTTTGACTGGCTGGGAGGCGTTGACGCTGACGAGCATTTCATCAAGGCCGTCTTTCGGGTTCATATCCTCAAAGGCGCGCGCCTCGTTGCGGCTCATCCAGCCATCGGTGATGGCGTAGTGATAGAACTCCGCGCGCTCTTTGGCGGTACCGCGCAGCAGACCTGCCAGGTTAAAGCGCACGTAATACCCTGCAGCCCGTTCGGCGCGGGTAAATAACCGACGATTAAGCTCCTGCTCCCAGTTCGTCACCCACGGCATCATCGTGTAGCGGACAAACTGAATCGCCTGTTCGGAGATGTTGGAGAAGGTGGCTTTTTCGAGGTCGTTTATCATGTGCGCTGGTACGTTAAATATCCCGGCGATCATCGAGCGGTTGAGCTTCATCATGTCGATGAGCTGGGCATCGACAGGCGAGACAGTCAGCGCTTTATAGTCAAGGTCGGCCGGAAGCAGCATGGTTTTATTTTCCTTGCTCCTAAGTAAAGCCGTCGCCTCTTTCCACTTTTCTTTCAACCAACCCCAGCTTTCTTTATTCAGCGCACCTTTTACCGACACAATTCCTGCCGGACGGGCATTTCCGCTGAAGAAACTCTCCGTGTACTTTTGCCCGCTCATGCCCATCCCGATGGTTTCAGCGTGCTGCAGTACCGGACTGAGCCCCATTTTCTGATCGTTGCCCAGCGCCCTGACGTGGATCATGTCGTCAGGATTGATGGCGAAAGATCCCTCTTCGTTATAAACACCGTAGGTGTAGCGCCCGCCGGTGTTCAGCAGCGTTGTTTCCCACGGCATGCAGGCTTCCAGCCCAGTGACTTCACCCGTTCGCCGGTGGCGGTTAACACGTGTGTAGCCGTTACCCCAGCCCAGAATGTGTCGCTGCTTCAGCTCACGCCATTTATAGCTGGTCTGCCAGGCGTTTGGCTCATCGTGAACCAGGTAAAAAACGGGGTGATCGCGTGCGGTTTCAACCTTTTTCCCGGTGCGCCGCATGACGTGCAGGGGCATCTGCGCAACGTTGGACGAAATAACGTAGATACAGGCATACACCGCCGCCAGTTTCATTGCCGTCCGGGGATTAACGATCACGTCACCGTTAAATATGCCGTCATTTTCGGCGGCTTCGACTGTGATCGGTACAGCTGGGTTTTCCAGAGAGTTGCTTCTGAAAATGGCGTCAATCAGCATTTTTTGTTCTCCTGGCCGCCAGTAATGCCCACAACAGCAGGCCACTGCCACCAGCCATAAGGGCGACCGCAGCGCCAAATTTGAGGTAAACACCTCCCACCAGCGCGCCGAAGCCTGCCAGCCCGGCCACATCGATAATTAGTGATTTCACAGGAATAACAGTTCCTCATCAGGATCGAGGTTAGAAAGGAAGTCTTTCGGCTCATTCAGCATCGCGCGGCCAACACCCATCATCAGGCCAACTGCGCCATCAATTTTGTTGCCAGCCCCCTCTTTCACCGGTCGCACAACATCATCACTACCCGGTAAATATTTGCCGACAACGTTAGAAATGCACCAGGTCATCAGCGGATTACCGTCATGATGGAAGCGGCCAGCAGCGATCGCTGCTTCAATTTCACGCATCGGGTCACTCATATTGGTGTAGTTCTGGGTAATGGTGACGGGCTCCAGCCCTTCATCCTGCAACATATGAGAAAGGCCGGTGGCGCCATAGGGGTCAATCGGGCTCGCCGCTATTTTCACGGTGTCACGTAATTTCAGGATCGCTTCGAAAATAAGGCGGTAATCCACCTCGGCCCCGTCCGACGGAACCAGCACGCCCTGATTAACAAAGGACTGGTAACGGTCGGCGATCGTTTTCAATGCCGGATCCGTGGCATAGACGGTATCTTCCGGCACCCAGAAGAGAGGCGAAACGCAGTAATAATGGCTTACCCCGTCGATTTCCCGGCGGAAGACCGGCACCACTGCGTTAAGGTCAAGTTTTGATGCCAGGTCTATGCCGAGATAACACTCTTCTCCCGCAAAATCGGACAGTTTGAGCGTCTTGTCTGCCACAGCCATCCACTTCTGAAGGTTGTAGAATGCCGCTTTAGAGCTCACCCATTTATTGAAATGCTTGGTGAGTATTTTGTTGGTCTGGCTGGGTGTGGACATCGCCAGCAGCTGCTTGGCTCTGAGAAAATCCCCTTTAACAGAAATATCGTAATTCGGGTTGGCCTTTATCAGCGCTTCCGGCTGTGTCCAATCGTCATCATCATCAATGGTGTAGATGATGCCGAAAATATGTTCGTTTTCATTCCCCTCTCTGATGCGCTCCAGTATTTCGACCACCTGCGCGCGCTTCTCATAACACGGCGAGGCAATATCGAAACCAGCCGTGGTAATGATAAGCGTGATGGGCTGTTCCCTTGCCCCCATCCCGGTGGTCATCGTGGTATAGAGCGCGTCTGTATCGTGCTCGTGATACTCATCGATGATGGCGCAGGATGGTGAATCACCGTCGCCAGGGTCGCCGATAATCGGCGCGAAGAGAGATCCATCCGGGCGCGTCATCTTTTTCGCCCAGGGTTTAATACTGAACTTCTGACGCAGGGCTGGCAGCTTTTTCACCATTGCCAGAGCAGGTGCAAAGACTTTCCAGGCCTGTTTTTCCGTCGTGGCGCCACAGTAAACCTCTGCTGAGTACTCACCATCGGCACAAAACATGTAATTGCCGACGGCTGCAGCGATTGCCGATTTGCCGTTTTTACGTGGCACCTCGATGTAGATCTCAGTGAAGCGACGAAAACCATTGTCCTTACGGACCCAGCCAAACGGTACGCCCAGGGCAAATTTTTGCCAGGGTTCAAACTCAATACGCAGCTTCCGTCGGGCCCAGTCACCGGAGGTGTGCGGCATTTTCTGGGAGAAACGGAGGAAACGTTCTGCTTTATTTTTATCGAAGCGGTAAGGCCAGCGTGGATCTTTGGCGCGTTCCAGGTCGTCCAGATGTCGCTGACAGGCAAGAATGGTTAACCGGCAGGCCAGTATCTTCCCGTTCACGACGTCCCGCGCATACTGGTTCGCCGCATTGACGTTCGGATATGTAGCCATCAGTCAAACTCATCAAATTCATTCCCTTCATCGTCCGGATCATTTTTACCGCTGGTCATTCTTATGCGGCTAAGCGGGTCTAACCCGAGAAGTGACCCCAGACGGGCGAGCTGAGAAACGGAGTCATTACGGACGTTAACTGCAGGGTGCTTTTTCTCACCCCCCATTTCGCTTGATACTGTCAGCCCGTCTTTTGCGATGACTTTTTCGGCCTCAACCATCAAATGAAACGCATTGCAGTACGCCAGGAGTAGCGGCGCATCCTCCAGATCAAAGACGCCACGTTCGATTAAAATTTTGCTCTGAGTTTTCCAGATGCGGATCGCTATATCGCTCATTAACTCATCCGGCGGTGCGATCCTGGTCAGCTTGCTCTTCAGGTTTGAGGGTAAATTACGCTTGCGGCCAGCACCGGAAGAACGCACAACACCAGCCATTAAAACCTCCGAATCAATAGGCGAAACCTTCAGGAAAAAAGTTTCTTATTTTGGGCGCGTAAAAATTTGACGAGGCGGGCAGTCCGGAGGGG